AACCCACTATCCCTTTATCCCCCTCCCTTTCGATATATAAAAAACCTTCGGTTTTTTATGCGCTCCGCGCAAAAATCTTTGGAAAAACTATTGACGAGAACTACGATTGGTGGCACAGTCTGTCCAATGAGCCAAAACCTCGCCTTCAAAATTCTCAAAAACGGCCACGAAAACAACTTGCTTACCCCAGCAAAAGGCGATGTCGGTTGGGATCTCGTAGCATCGTCTGAACCGCAGATCGTGTTTACCGACGATTCGAAGAAAACAGTTTTGTATGTCGAATATGACACGGGAGTTACGATTCAGCCACCAGATGGTTTTTTCACCCTTGTGTTTCCTCGCTCAAGCATCAGCAAGTATGAGCTTTCGCTAGCAAATTCGGTTGGAGTAATTGATGCTGGGTATCGCAATTCGATTAAGCTGCGCTTCCGTTTTTTGGGCAAGAAGCTGACAAAGAAATCTTTAATTTATCAAAAGGGAGACAAGATCGGACAACTTTTGTTTATGCCGAGCTTTAATCTTTCTGCCCATCAAACTGATTCTCTAGACGAAAGCCAAAGAGGATTAGGAGGTTTTGGTAGCACCGGAATATGAAGCTTATCCCAGAAAAGATGGACGACTTATCCCTAATTGAAAAGATTAGGGACTACGGAGATAGCTCTTGTTTTCAAGAGATCGTCAACCGTCACTCTGGGATCTACCTTCAGATGGTTCATAGTTACGCTCCACGCTCAATTGCTATTGACAACATCAATGATCTTATTGATAGCAAAGAGTCTCACATCTACGACGCAGTTCAAAACTTTGACGAGACACGTAAGATTAAGTTTTCAACGTACCTTGGCAATCATACTCGCTGGTTGTGCTTAAACGCAGCAAATAAAAAAAACCACTCGCCCCTCGATGACAATTTTGATTGTGAGTTCGAAAGCTCAGAATCTGTTGAAAAGCTTGAAAACGATACATTAAATAAAGTATTTAAATACATAGAAGAAAGCGAAGATTCTAGGGTTGTAAAAATTTTTAAGATGCGCTATATTTCTGTCGATGGGAAAAGAAAAATTGTTCCTTGGCGCAGAATAGCAAAAGAGATAAACCTTTCTATACAGGGATGCATTAACATTCATAACTCTACGTTAAAAAAACTAAAAAAGAAATTTCACAAATCATATGATTAACTCAATCGTACTAGCAGGAAATGTCGTTGCCGACCCAGAGTCGCGCAGCACTCAAACTGGCAAAACAGTTGCCACTTTTCGTCTGGCTGTAAATAATCCACTCAATGATAAAGATGTCGTTTATATCGACGTTGATACTTGGGAGAAGCAAGCTGAATTTGTTACCTCTTACGTAAAGAAGGGTAGCGCTGTATCTGTAATCGGTCGCCTCAAGCAAGACTCTTGGGAGAAGGAGGGCAAGAAGCAATACAAGATTCTAGTCGTTGCAGATCGAGTAAATTTCGTAGGAGGAAAGAAGAAGGAGGCAACAGAAGATACTGAGACGGAAGCTGAACCTACTCAGCGTCCAGCAGCTAGACAAGCTGCTAAGCCTGCTGCCAAGCCAGCAACATACTCAAAGACTCAAAAGTCTGCTCCTCTTGAGGATGACGAAGTACCAATGTGATGAAAATTATCTTTGACGCGCCATTAAGCCAGCTTTCCTTTGGAAATGTTGCTTATAACTTTCTAAAGGAGTTCTATAGACTTTCTGCTCTTGATCCGAGTTTAAAGATTTCTTTCTTTCCAGTTGGGGAAATAAATCTTTCATCTTTTGATAAGATGGATCAAGATCTGAAGAAATGGATTTCTTCAATTATAGCTAACCGCTATTCATCTTTAACCAAAGATGCAGTAAGTCTAAAGCTTTGGCATATTAATGGCGCCGAAAAGAGACTTTCTCCAAAACAGGTTCTTTATACTTTTTACGAACTTGATCAGCCAACTGTTGCAGAAAATGCAATAGTTGGCACCCAAGACGCAGCGATCTTCTCTAGTTCATGCTCGGCTGTATCTTTTGCCCCTGCAAATATTGGTAAAGTTTATTCAGTTCCGCTTGGTTTTGACGAAGACTTCTTTGAAACTAAAAAAACTTATATGCCAGACAAGATCACATTCTTGTTGATGGGTAAGTTTGAAAAGCGTAAGCATACCGATAAGATCGTTAAAATGTGGGTAAAATACTTTGGAAATAATCCAAAGTACCAGCTTAACTGCTCAATTATCAATCCATTCTTTAATCAAGAATTGATGAAAAGGATTGTTTTAGGTTATCGAAGCTTAGCTTGGAATATTAATGTCCTACCTTATGTAGCGACTAACTCAGAAGTTAATGATATCATTAATTCTTGCAATATTGACCTTAGTGGACTTAGCGGAGCAGAAGGCTGGGGACTGCCAGCGTTTAACGCAACTTGCTTAGGTAAATGGAGTGTCGTTCTTGATGCGACAAGTCATAGAGATTGGGCCGACAACAAAAACTCTATTCTGGTTAGACCCTCTTCTAAAATTGAAGCTTACGACGGCACGTTCTTCAATAAAGGTGGAGATTTTAATCAGGGCTTTATTTATGACTTTAATGAAGATGAAGCTATTGCGGCTATGCAGAAAGCTATTGCGCTTGTTGAGGCTGGAAAGATTAACGAAAACGGAAAGCTGCTGAGACAAAAATTCACTTATCAAAAATCTGTAAGTCAGATTGTCTCAATTATTAAGGAAATTTCCTAAGCTCTCCTAGGAAAAGCCATTGGCATAACCTCTGCTAAACAATAGCGTCACAGCTATGTACTCAAAAACATATTATTATTCAGCAACAAGTGCCGCAAGCACTTATAACTATGTCTCTAAAGTAGATGAAAACGGCGCCACAATCACCGTTGATCTACCAGGAGTCCACAAAGACAACGTAACCATCTCGTATAGTGACGTTGACTATACGGTTAAAATCGAAGCTCAAAAGAATAAGGCTAGCGTGTTTAGCCAAGTTTTTGATGTTTCCGAGAAGCTTGATATGCACAATGCGACGGCAACTATGGAACACGGACAGCTTCTATTTAGAATTCCAAACAAGAAGCCTCCTCAACTGAAAACAATTAAAATTACGTAAAATCTAGCCGCTTGAAAAAGCGGCTTTTTTATTAATAATAAAATATGCCACTTTACACATACGAGAACCCCAAAACCGGAGAAACTATCGATATCCTGCAATCAATGAACGAGGAACATTCATATACTGACGAAAACGGGGTAAAGTGGAAAAGGGTATACCAGATACCCAACGCATCGATAGATTCGCAAATAGACCCTCATAGCAGTACTGCATTCATTGACGCCACAAAGAACAAGAAGGGCACTTATGGCGATCTGATAGACAAAAGCAAAGAACTAAGCGAAAAGCGGGCAAAGACATATGGCGGCTCTGATCCTATAAAAGAAAAGTTTTTTAAAGACTATTCGTCTAGCCGAAAGGGCGCAATTCACCCAGACCAGAAGAAGACATACGAATCAAAACGAGTTAAGGTGGAATATTGATTTGCTGATCCTCCCAAGAAACCTCTACTATATTTACTTCGTTTCCACCTTCTCTTATTTTATTATTTGGTATTTTAAATATTTTAAGTCCAGATTTATCAAAAAAATCAAAGGTTTTTATCTCTAAAATATTAATTGGAAAAGTTGGCTCACTGTAATACTCGCTTTTTGTTTTATAATGCTCAAAAAAACTCAATAGGGCGTCTGTTTTTCCTGAAAAAAATCCAGTATTGAACGAGTCTTTGTCATAGTACTCTTTTTGATAATCATAAAAAACGCAATCGTTATCTTTAAGAGCTGAAAGATGATTTTTAAAAGTCTCTTCTGAGATCAAATAATCATAATTTATTACGTGAACTGTTTTAAAACCAAGTGATTTTGCAAAACGCAGGCCGTCTCTTATTAAACAATAAACTGCATAGCCATGTTCAAATTCAAATCTTTTTCTTAAAACACCACTGGCAGTATTCGTTGTAAGATAATAATCTACACGAAATTTTGAAAAATCTTCTTGTTTTAAGATTTCATTTTTATTACTAACCAAGCAATAATCAGATATCTTTTGGATCTCATCATCTAATTGATAATTAGATGAAACTATTTTTGTTCCAGAACTGCACTCTATACATTTCTTTAATAGTTCTATTTTTTTAGGAGAATTAGGATGCGCTAAAATTATAGATGCTACGTCTCCGCTTTTATCGGGATTAATAATGCAGTCGATTTTATCGATTACCATTTTAGCAGAAATCTTTTTGGAACATTCAAAATTTTTATTTCTTGGACACCACATCCAATCAGATCTGTCAAATTTTAGATCCGTATCGTTCCAGCACCCATTGCACACAGATTCGTTAATTACTCTATAAGGAGTTTCAAACTCTGCAAAAGCTTTACTAAATCCACTAATTAAAACAGTTGGCTTGTTAAGCGCCCAAGCTAACCAAGATAATCCAGATCCCAAGCCAATAAAAAATTCAGAATTATATATTTGCGACATTCTCATTTCCAATGGAAGGTCGCCGGTTTTATCTATGGCGCCTTTTGGTATGTAATTAATTTTTCCACTTGCGTTGCCAAAAGACGGAAAGCGATCAATGCACCAAACCTCATAACCTTTGCTATTTAAATATTTTATTACCTCTTCCCAGCCCTTTTCGTTATTCCAGTATTTGCATTGAGCGGTGCTTTGGGTTGCAATAGTTACATATTTCTTATCCCTCTTTGTTGAGTTTAAGAACGTTAAGATTGGTCTTTCTTCTTTAAAATCAAGCCCAAGAACTGAGCTAGCTACTTTTTGTAAAGGAATTGTGCGAGGATCGATTGGGTTTCTGTCGGTCCAGTTGTCCAACGGATAACCTATTTTATAAACTGCATAGTAACCGTCTGTGCTTCTAACGTCAGAAACAAAATTAATATTGCTATACGAAGAATCAAGAATCTGAGCCAACTCTTTATTAAACACTAAAACATCTAATTTGCATTCGTGTTTAATTTGAAATCTGTCAATCTGACCAGTATACGCAAGAATATCGCCAAGGCTCTGCGAGTCTATAATTACTAGAACTTTTTTATCTTTAAGATTTAAAACTTGATCAAATACTGTTTGCCCGCCAGACTCAACAAGTATTCGCCATTCAACATAATATGAAATTGTTGACTTGCACCACATATTATTCTTAATTTCACAAGAATAAGTGGTATAGCCAGTTTTATTATTTATAAATTTTACTCTATAGGTTTGATCCACTGGGCCATTTATAGACACCCTAGGCGAGTCAATAAACGAAACGTTAATTACGTTTTTCACTTTATTTGGCTGTTTTAAAGACTTTTTAGTCTTTGAATAGGTTTGAAGTAGACTATCTCTCATATATTTTTTATCTTTTCAATATTTTCATTAAAACATCCTTCTTTCAAATAACGAACTCCAGCAAACTTATTATACATATTTTTATAAGCTGGTAAATTATAAATTAAGCAAGGCAATCTCCAAGATATGGCCTCTCTAATAACAAGCGGCGATGTTTCCATTTTAGAGGTGAAAACCATTAAGTCGCACGCCTGATAGAACTTATCAACATCATTTCTTTCTCCCCAAATAAAACAGTTTTTCGGCAGATCTTTTAATAGAGGCTCCCAATACTCCTTAAAATTAATAGCCATATTTCCAACAAAGTGAAAATGAATTTTCTCGTTATCAAGTGCGCGAGCGTACTCTATTAATTCCTTTTGATTTTTACCTTGGGTAAAAAGTCCAACATTTAATACGTGCCTTACTCCTTTAGTAAATCCAAGTTCATTTTTAAGCTTTTTATTAGGCTTTTTAAACTCTATGGGGTATTCTATTATTTCGTATTCTACTCCCATATTACCATACATTTCGGCCTGCATTTGAGAAACAAAAATAAACTTATCTGGCAGAAATATCTTAGTTTCTGGGTTATAGTAAACCCCATGGCTAGTCTCAAATATTAAATATTTTCTATCTTTTTTATATATCTTGTAAAGAATTTCGTGAGCAATAAAAGTCTCTGGAAATTCTTCAAAATGAATTATATCTGGATTTATATCTTCTATAAGCGTTAACAAGTATTTATCTGGAGCTTCGTGCATAGAGAAAAATCTATCTCCTAATAAATCCTTGATTTTATTCCTTTGTACTACATATGCATCACTGAGAAATTTATACTCTATGCAATAAATTTGAAATGAAGAATTCAGCATCTCTATCTTTTTTAAGAGGTACTGAGGAAGCCCTCCAGTAGATAAGTGAGGAGAAATATAAAGAATCTTCTTTTGCATTAAGGCGCCTTTAGGGCATTCTGGTATTTTTCTACTAAGTTTTTATAAAAACCTAACTCTTTCATTCTTTTTATAAACGTAGCTTCGTCTTTTCTAAAAAAGGAATAGGATATTTTTGACACCTCATCATGCTCTACATTAAACGAGTGATTTGGGTTATTATGTAATATGATAGAATGCTCGCATACTGTAAATTTATTGATTGCTATACACCTTTCGGCTAATTCATTATCGCAAAAATAATGATTATAAATAGGATTAAAAAATCCTTCATCGAAACAAGATAAAAGTTTTTTTGAAATCAAAAAATGAGAACTATTCTCGCCAATAAACTGCTTATATCCATCTTTTGTTTTAAAAATAGTTTTCAATGCAACCATTCCATCAAAATTTTCAAAACTTTTATTCATTTGTCTTACGGCATGAACCAAAAAATTTTTTTCTGGTAAACAGTCATTTCCCAAAAACATAACATAATCACCCGTTGATTTTTTTACGCCCTCGTTAAATATTTTACATACCCCCTGTCTATTTTCAAAAGAGTCTCTTTGAACAATTATTTCATAATTATCGTAATTAGCATTTTTTTGTATAGCTTCTAATAGCTTAGACAAAGACTCTTCTCTTCCCAAAGTTGGAATTACAATAGATACTTTTGGGTTATAATTATAGTATTTCCAATCTCGTAAATATTTTTCGTTTTGCAAATCTAAATCAATAGCTAAATTATTATGAAATCTTGCTTCTTTTATTTTATTTCCCGCCCAGCCATAAGAATAGTACAAATAATAATGTGGCTCATGGCTGTACTGGTGCATAGATTCCGTATAGCAAGCCAAGTATGGAATCTCTAACGCTGCTTTTGCGTAGCAAATCGATCTTATAAAATCTTTATTTTTACACATAAAGGCCGCTAGTCTAATAAATCCAGCTCGTCTTGTCGGTCCAGTTATTGTAGCTCTATGATATTGCTGAAGCCCATCTTCTATTTTTCCTAAATTTATTAAACAGTCGCCAAGATAAAGCATGGACTGCCCTCTCTCCGTCTGCCATTTATTCATGGAAATATGTCTTTCAAATTCTTTTGATGCAGATTTCCACATTTTATTATAAAACATTTCTCTGGCAAAATAATGAGAATTTCTATCTTTTTCTGGATGCAGAAAGCAATCTAGTGCAAGTCCAGCAAGGTATCTAGATCTATTTTCTGATGGAATCTGCCAATGCTCTAACTTTATAAATGATTCGTCAAAAAAATGCCTTTTTGCATTTCCGTCTAAAACCTCATGGATTATGCCTACCCACTTCAAAACTTTTTTATTATAGAATTTTGAATGAGTAAATTTTATAGCTTCTTTTCCATTTGCATCGTGACTGTAAACAAAGTTATACTCAAACTGCTGTGCGCCTTCGTCTATTTTTTTATTTATTTCGTCTATATTTAATTTGGTATATTGCTCATCGCAATCTGGCATCGCAACAAAGTCGTTGGACGATAATTCTGCGGCAAAATTTCTAGCAGCAGAATAATCAAATATTTTTGAATTTGCTTCTACAACTTGATTCTCGCCATCAACTACAAATTTTTCATTAATCTTTTTTGCAAGATCTTTATCAATAATTTTTATAAATCTTTCTCCAACTTCTGTTGTTTTGCATCCAAGTTCTTTGGCTACTTCAACAGTACGATCTTTCGATCCAGTGTCCACCAAAATAACTTCGCCACCTCTATTTTGAAATTCATTAAGAGATGCCATTAATTTTGGCAAAGTTTTTTCTTCATTTCTTGCTATAAGTACTACGCTAAATTTAGGAGTCATTTTATCTAAATCTTGGACCATTATACCATATAACTAAACTTTTTCTTATGCCTTTTGTAACCTTTGTGACACAGTGCTTGCAATAAGATGGGAATATAATCATCGACCCCTTTTGTTTATACTTTTCTGGATCAAATTTAGGCTGTACATTATCTAAGCAAAAAACGCCTCCTTCGTATTCTGAAGGATCATTGAGTAAAATGCACAAAGTAAGTTTTCTATCAGAAATAAAATTATTATCGTAAAGAGAGTCTATGTGCCAATTAAAATGATCGCTTGTCTGTGCTTTGTATTCAGTATACTGAAATGCACCCGGTCCGTAAGAAATGTCAAATCCAAAAGATTTTAAATTTTCATTATTCGCGTATGCGTTTAATATAAAATTAATCTCTGGATGTTTGTTTTGGTTTATCCATCTAATGGAACTGCTTCTAAAATCTTTGTTTATTGTGTTTTGTTTATAAAGAGTAGCCTCTTGTTCTTTGTATTGATATGCAGTTTCGCAAATCAAATCGCAAAATTTTGAGCTTAATTCATTTGGAAATAAAGCGTAATTAGTTATCACAACTAATAATATTTACGCAAAATGCCTTTTCAATACCTTAATCTTTATTCTTCAGATTTTTGACCTCTTGAGAAAGCTCTTTTACCGCAGAAATTAACAAAGGAATAAATTTATGGTACTCGACCTTCATGTATTGATCAGAAACTCCACTGATAAACTCTGGAGCATTTTCTGGATTTTTTACTGCAAAGTCCCATATTCCTGTTATTTCTTGAGCGACAACACCAACATCTTTTTTACCAATTTTATCAGGATCATTTACAAATGAGTTCCAATAAAAAGTATAAGTATTAATTTTATTGATCGTTTCAAGACTGTTAGATAAACTTTGAAGGTCATCTTTCAGCCTTGCATCGGAAGGTTCACCTGCTGGACCTGGTGGGCCTTCTGGACCCGGTCCGCCATCTGGACCCGGTCCGCCAGGAGCACCATCTGGACCCGGTCCGCCATCTGGACCCGGTCCGCCAGGAGCACCATCTGGACCCGGTCCGCCATCTGGACCCGGTCCGCCAGGAGCACCATCTGGACCTGGTCCACCAGCAGGCCCTGGTCCGCCATCTGGACCCGGTCCGCCAGCAGGCCCTGGTCCGCCAGCAGGCCCTGGTCCACCGTCTGGCCCTTGAGCGCCAGCAGCGCCCGCTGGCCCTTGACCACCATCTGGCCCTTGAGCGCCAGCAGCACCCGCTGGCCCTTGACCACCATCTGGCCCTTGAGCGCCAGCAGCACCCGCTGGCCCTTGACCACCATCTGGCCCTTGAGCGCCAGCAGCGCCCGCTGGCCCTTGACCACCATCTGGGCCTTGAGCGCCTTGGCCTCCTTGCTCACCCTGAGCGCCTTGCTCACCCTGAGCGCCTTGGCCTCCTTGCTCACCCTGAGCGCCTTGCTCACCCTGAGCGCCTTGAGCGCCTTGCTCACCCTGAGCGCCTTGCTCACCCTGAGCGCCTTGCTCACCCTGAGCGCCTTGAGCGCCCTGCTCACCCTGAGCGCCTTGAGCGCCTTGAGCGCCTTGCTCTCCTTGGAACCCTTGTTCGCCTTGAAATCCCTGCTCGCCTTGAAAACCCTGCTCGCCCTGATAACCTTGGAATCCCTGTTCTCCTTGGAAGCCTTGGAATCCTTGTGAGCCAGTCGCTCCAGTATCTCCGGTGTCGCCAGTTGCTCCAGTTGCTCCAGTGTCACCAGTCGGACCAGTCCAACCCGTGTCACCAGTGTCACCAGTCGGACCAGTTGGACCAGTCCAGCCCGTGTCACCAGTCGGACCAGTCCAGCCCGTGTCACCAGTGGCTCCAGTGTCACCTGTCCAGCCAGTGTCGCCCGTATCGCCAGTGTACCCCGTGTAGCCAGTGTCACCTGTGTCGCCAGTGTAGCCGGTGTACCCCGTGTAGCCAGTGTCACCTGTGTCGCCAGTGTAGCCGGTGTACCCCGTGTAGCCAGTGTCACCTGTGTCGCCAGTGTAGCCGGTGTACCCCGTGTAGCCAGTGTCGCCCGTATCACCAGTGTAGCCGGTGTACCCCGTGTAGCCAGTGTCGCCCGTATCACCAGTGTAGCCGGTGTACCCCGTGTAGCCAGTGTCACCTGTGTAGCCGGTGTACCCCGTGTAACCAGTGTCACCTGTGTATCCGGTGTACCCCGTGTAGCCAGTGTCGCCCGTATCACCAGTGTAGCCGGTGTACCCCGTGTAGCCGGTGTACCCCGTGTAGCCAGTGTCACCTGTGTAGCCAGTGTAGCCAGTGTAGCCGGTGTACCCCGTGTAGCCGGTGTACCCCGTGTAGCCAGTGTCACCTGTAGCTCCAGTGTAGCCGGTGTACCCCGTGTAGCCGGTGTACCCTGTAGCTCCAGTGTAGCCGGTGTACCCCGTGTAGCCGGTGTACCCCGTGTAGCCAGTGTCACCTGTAGCTCCAGTGTAGCTAGTGTCCCCTATCGCAATAAATATATCGCCCAAATCAGTCGGTCCTGCAAAAGCATTTCCATTAACGTCCGTACCCCCTGGTGCATCAACTAAAAAATTTGTAACAGGATGTGGCATTTTATAATTTTATTTTACTTTTTAAATCATGAATTTCTGCATAAAGTTCTTTTATAGCCTGAATTAAAATTGGGGTCAATTTTCCATAGTCTAAGCCAGATATCTCTCCTTTGTCATTTTTTGCAATAACCATTGGCAAAATTTCGTTAACCTCCTCCGCAATAAGACCAATATCTTTTAACTTATTTTTATTTTTCCATTCAAAAGTAACTGGCCTTAAAGAGTTTATGAGATTTAAGCCATTTTTTAAATTTTTAATTTTATTTTTGAAACGTTTTGAAGATGTTGATTTATAAGAAGACGCCTGTATTTCTCCAATTCCGCCATTTAAAGTTACGGTTACTTCATCGCTTCCGTTTTTAAGAAAAAGCATTCCGGCACCATCTGTTTTTTTCAAAATTGCGCTTCTTATTGCAGGGTCTGCTCCATTATTATAAACAACAACTTCTTCGCTTGCCCAAACTCTTCCATCGATGCCTCCATCCATACCTTGCGTTTCTGGCAACATACCCGCAGATAAATTAGAATGCACGTACAAATTACCAGCGCCATTATTATAAATATTATTTGAACCAGTTGGGCTTTTAACAATTGAAACTAAACCTGTATTAATTATACTTAATCTTGTTGATCCAACTTTTCCGCTTGTATCAGAACCAACATTTGTATTACATACGATTGCAGACCCATCTCCTGATCCAGCCTGTAATATTAAAAGACCAGCCTTTCCACCAGTTCCGTTCAAATAGCCGCTTCCTATCAAGTCTATTTGAGCGCCGCTAGGAACTCCATTTTCTCGCCCTCCGGTAATTGTTAATACTGAATCATTATCAATATATCTTATTCCAAATCCAGAACCTATAGTTAATCCGAATCCAGAGGTTCCAGATGTTCCTGTAGCAAAAGCACGTAAACTACCATTAATTAATAAATTTGTACCGTTCCATCTTAAATTATTTGCTGATGGATTACCTATGAAAAACTGATAGACCTCCGGGGTAATACCTTCCGCCTGAGTATTGCCAAGAAAAAATCCGCCAGAAGTACCAAAGGTGCTTGTGAAAACGCCGCTGCCGCCATTGTAACCAATTCCGCGAGATTTTATATAGCCGTTATTTCCTACAGTTAATCCTTTATCATCTAATCTAACTGCATTTAGAGTTGTTCCAAAGAAACCTTTATTTGCTACAATAGCTCCTCTTGCGATAACTCCATGAAATTCAGCTTGTCCCTGTCCGACAACTCTAAATCCCAAGTCTGGTATATTTTCAGCAGGCTGTCCTTGCTCAATTACAACAGATATAGTTGGAACAGTTATTTCTAGCCAATCATCATTTTCCGCAGGAAATGTTCCAGTTGGAGGTTGTACATTTGTGTTATTTCTTTTCGCGTTATAAACTCTATAAGTACCATCCGTTTGTAAAACTTTACATTGATCAACGTGATTTGGGCTTACTTTTGGTCTTACATACGCCGTAAAAGATCTTCCAGAAGTCCAGCTTTCTATAAATTTACTAGATTGTAAATAGGCTGTACTATCAGATAATTCTATTACTTTGGAGCTAATAAAACCAGATGTGAGCTTACCAACATTTAATCCAGAAAGAACCGTATCTCCATCAGATTCGTAAGCTTCCCAACTCGATCCATTCCATTTGTGCGTCTTATAACCCTCGTTTATTTTAAACCAGATATCGTTTTCTTTTAAATTATAGGTTCCAGTTGGATTAGCTGGAGCAGTCTCTTGGTAAAAAATTCTATTTTTTCCGTCAGCCGTGTCTTGAGCCCCCGCCGCATCGGCTATCGCTAAAAGAGCGTTTGCGTTTGCCGTAGCGGCTTTAAGACCAACGTCGTTTCCGCTCTCTGCGTCAATAAATTTACCCGTAACAGTTAACCCTTTGCTTGCAAATAGATTTCCCCTCTTTACTCTTTTGTTTCTTTGGCTTGAGTTTTGCCAAATAACAAATTCATCCCTGTCATCAAGGTAGATGGCTTCTTGAAGGTCTTGGAATGAAACGCTCATATCTTTATTTACAGTTAATATCCAGCATAAGTATTAAACGAATCAGTAATTCTATTACTGATAAGAGTCGGTTGTGGATATGAACCAGAAAACAAAACTCCAGTGTTTTCGTTGATTTCAAAAGACCAAGACGTTGAAATAATAGACCTGTCGCCAATTGAGTTTCCAATAGAATACGAATCTAGCCTCGCATTTTGTATTTTTATTCCAAATTTATTTTTGCCAGTATAATTGGAAAACATTATATCAAAATTATAGCCCTTTGTAGTTTTGTCTTCATTTTCAAATGAATACCTAATATCTTCTGTTTGAAAAGAATCTACCAAAGAATCTATATTAAATGTTCCAATAATCGGCTTTTGTATTTTCCTATAAAATGGGTAGTTTCCTCCAAAACCATAAAGGGACTTTCTTTCAAAAGGTATGGATATCGACATTGATTGAAAATTTTCAAAATCAAATCCAAAAGATATTCCACTTCCTAGAACTGACGAAGATGTTATTTGACACGCGCTGTATGGACATCCACCATTAAATTCGTTTTTATAAACCGTTGGATAATCTCTATTTCTAATATACTGGATTGATTGTTTTATTATTCCCGTAGATATAGAAAACAACTCATCCGAAGGAAGTTCTAAATTATTACCAGTAACATAAACTGCTGGCGCTCCCAAATAATTTGAAAAACTATTTGGAATTGAATCTATTCTTGCATTTGCGCCCACAAACGATAAATCAACAGTAGCTAATTGATTTAATGCTATATTTATTTCTAAATTAGAAATATAACAATTACCTATGCCTAAAACATTACCGCCTGTTAACTGATTTGTAGTGAAAAGACCATTTGATGCAATTGAATTTGCATCTTTACCGTTATCTGGAGCGATAATAACATAAAAATTTGTTCCAACCTGATCCTCATAAATACTTCTAAATGGATTTATATAACCACCGCTATTAATGTTTAAACCAATAAAATTTTCATTCCATCCATCATTAAGATAGTATTGAACGTTTAAATTAACGTCTGGGGCAAATTGCGTTTGCCTTGTTGCAAACTCCTCAGCGCCCAATTGTTTTAATGCGGCGCGATCAACATTAAAAGAAAAATCATAAGATTGAATAAAATCAAGTTTTCCTATGCCTGATATACTATTTTCAGCAGGAACAGTGGTAGCTCCACCTGTCGGCTCAACAAGCATCATCAACATATCGTATGAAATTGATTTACGCATTAATAAACCCTCCTTACTCCAATAGGATCTTCGATCAGTGTTATGCTTATATCATTAACATTTTTATAAACAAAAGTATGCTTCCATTCAGGAGCAAAAAAATATTTATTCTTATTATAGATGTTTGGGATCTTATATTGAAATTTTCTATAACCCTGCTTGCTACTTAGGAAATGTAAAATCGATCTCGTCTCAAGGTCACTGATTCCTTTGAACTCAATAACAAATTCTTTCAAAAAATTTGCGTGCAGGCCAAAATCACTTCTTTTCGCAAAAGAGTATGGAAGGTCAGTTTTTAAAACAGAAGTTTCTTTATTTACTGTTGAAGAATAAGTTGGCTGGTAAAAGAACTCCTGCGTCCATTTGCCACTTGCGATCTCGGAGCCATCTATAGAAGACTCACTCGTATGATCACCAGTGCAATAATAAAAACAATCATATAAATTACTGGTGTTTTGTGGATAAGATGAGTTGCCAGTATGTCTAACGACTTCGTATTTTGAATAATTAGTAGACGTAGTCCAATTGCCTTTTATTCCAGAGCCAGTAACAAACATTCCATTCCAATTTAAAAGCGGCGCAATCTGATCAGTACTTAATTCAACTTGTATTGTATAAAGATCATTAACAGTAAAATTATTTTGAATTGTCCCGCAAAACAAATCAACTGGTTTATATATTGAAGCTGGATCTGTAAAAGTAAAATACCCTGTGCCACGAAGATTTTCAAAAAAGCTAACAATTTTTGTAGCTTCCAGTTCCTTTCTATTTTCGAAAGGCATTTGCACGGTCATCTGCAAGTGATTAACTCCTTTGGGCATTGTATATAAATAATTATCAACCGTAGTGTACGAGTTCATATCTGCCATAAATGTTACAGAAGTTCCATAAGAAGGCTTAAAATCAAATGTTGTTTGAATCGCCCCAGTAACATTATAGTCTCTATCGTACAGGAATGACATTAAATAAATCCTTGATAACTAAGCGTTAAGGAAAGCTCATCAGTTGCTGACGAGTTAACTGTTTCGCTTATTAGTTCCATATTATCCATTGAGAAGCTTGCTAAAGACCCTACTGTTATATTAATATTTTGCTTATTGGAGTCAATAATATAATCTAAAACTCTTTTTGACTCGTAATCATCAACCCCAATAGTAAATTGGGCGGTTACTCTATATGGCCGCAAAGTTACAACATCCATTGGAGTTGATCCTGTTGGATGGTAAAAAGCCTGTCTTGGGCACTCTATTGAATAAGTAAAAGCTTCGATCCTATTTGTTCCCGAGCCATCACAACGAATAGCTATGTCTCTTGGCCGTACAACCGATAATGCTCCAGTCTGTGAAGCTCCAGAGCCCGCAACCCCAGTCCCAACATTTCCAAAAATAGTAAAATCGGCGCTTAAAGAAGGAAAGTTTCCAACCGCACAAGAAACCGAATAATTATTTAGATATGCCCGATTAAAAGTAAAATTTTTATTATTATAAAATAAGCCACCACTAATTTGTCCCGATCCTGTAAAATTTAAAAAGAAATCTGCTGGCGAAAGATATTTTTGAACACTCAGATTCGATTGCGGCGCATTATTCGTGAATGTAGTAAATTTATTAGCTCCGATAACATTGATGTGCTCAATTGGTAAAGAATAGCCGAAATTAACATCGTTAACGCCAAATATTTTGACGCCGCTGATATAAAGACTATTTTCATAATTTGATACGGATGATTTCATTATCTACTAGGCTTAAGCATTCCTCCCGCTCTCTTTTGTTCAGCGATTGTTTTTAGCACAATTTGCTCGATCTGCTTGCTCATTTCTTTGTAGTCTACTCCATCCTTTTTGGTTTCTCCCTCGGTTTGTGTCTGAGAACTCTGGCCTGTAACACTAATATTAATATTTACGTTTGTGCCGCCAGTTGCTTTTGAATCGGACATTGCGGCAGCTTTTTCGGCAAAGCTTGGCTCTGAAGTTGAAACTTGTCCACCGTCAGCAAATCTTGGGGCGCGACCTTGATTAATTGAATCAAAGAACTGCTTTCCATATTTTTTGGTAGCTTGGCGATTCATTACGTACTCGCCGCCCATAAGAAGCGCTGGTACATCATCTGTTGGACCGCCAGCGTTATAACGCCTTACCGCTCCACCATAGGCTCTACCAGGAGGCAATTTTTGCATATAGCCGCTTGGAGTCATAAAACCTGTAATATTTGTTGGGGGCCTCAAATACATCGAAGGCTTATCCATTGGTCTTGAAAGCAATCCTGATACATTTTTTTGCGCAAAGGAGCTTATAGGAATATTTTCCATCAATGGGTTAAATTTTGACAATGAAGCTGAAGACTGTATGCTTGGAGCAATAGTCGCAGCTGATGCAAAGCTTGGGGCAGCGCCTGCAACTGATTTTGACAGATTCAAGTCTGGAAGAAGACTTTGCGCTGGTGTATTAAAAAGCTGCTGGGCGGAACCAACATCTGCTGCTACTTTTGCCGCCTGCGCGGCTTTTGCAGCTTGTGCAGCCTTTGCTGCGTTTGCCGCACTTCCTATAGAAGAAAGCCCAAAGCTTAAAGCGGCAGAAACTGCCGTCCCTACAAGCTGCTTTTGAGCAGTCTTGCGCCGCTGAGTACGATAAGCTTCGCGCTCTTTGACTATATTTAGGGCTTGCTCTTGAGCACTGCGTATCTCTTGGTTGATAACGTCATCTTCATTTAACAAAGCATAAGCAGAAAGTCTTGAGCTTTGGTCTTCAAGATTGGCAAATGCAGTTGTTGCACCACCAGACAACACATCTGTTGCTCCGCTTGTAGTTGTCTGTTTAGCGAAAGCGGTTAAATCTTTGTAGCCCGAAATCCCAGTTTGACCACGAATACCAGGAAGGAAAATACCGCCAGCAGCAAACTTAGGAGCTTCTCCTGAATTTAATTTCTGGAGATTTGAAGCGCCATATTTATTTACAGAAGACTTGCGAATAACATACTCCCCTTCGCTCAACATCGCTGGCACATCATCCTTGTATCCACTGCCGCCAGTCACAAGTCCGCCAGAAGCATAGCCTTTTATATATCCGCCTTCAGCTTTTCCAGTAGGAAGAATTGAAGCGACAATTTGTCTTGAAGCGCTTTGAAGGAATGCGCTTTGAAGATTTTTGAGAAAGTTTAATGCAACATTCCTTAAAGAGTCGCCAAGATTATCGGCGCCGTTTATGGCAAGCTGCATAGCTTCTGCCATTCCGTCTGCAAAAAGCTGTGGAGTTTGCTTACCAATGATCTGCTGGAATGTTTGCGCCTGATCGAGAAGAACTCCTCTTTGAATTTCTAGGTTCTGTTGGACTGAATTATCTCTGCCAGTTAAAATATTCGTGCTCTCTCTAAGAGAGAGTTCTGTTCTTCCAGCTCGTCTTCTGTTAATTACAGATGCTCTTGCCTGCTCTTCAAAACTTGATTCAACGCCAGCATTTGACAACGCCCTGCCTCTTACTGTTATTTTTTGTATCTCTTCAAGATTTTTTGTCTCTAAAGATTTGGTTTCATTTTTAACTGCTTGATCTAAAGGATTTAACCTAAGAGATGCAGAAGCTTTTCTTCTTGCTTCAATTAACTGCTCTGCCTCTAAATTAAGTCTTTTTTGTAAACTAATATCCTCATCGATAATGTCAATTTGTTTATTCCGCTCTTTTAATAAGGCTGTTTTTCTTTCGGTATCATTATCCTCTACTTGCCAATTTTTTCTTATTAAACCAATTTGAACCTGTAGTTCAGAATCTTTTTCCTGCTCGCTTCTTGTAGATTTTGCCAAAGCGTTAGAAAGTTTTGCATTGATATCATTTTGCCGTATGGCTCCTCCATAATTTGCGTTATAAGCATTGATCAGGTCTGTTTCGCCATCTAAAAGGTCAGTATCTGTCTTTAGTTTTAACCCTGCATTTTTTGTTTGAACCCTGAGATCAAACACTCGTTTATTAGTTTCTTCATTAAGATTTGAAGCTGCAATTGCCGCTGCCTGATCGATTCCAGTTAATTCGCGAACTGATTTTGCGTGAGCATTGGTAATTAGAACTCTTTGTAAATCAGCTTTTTTCTTTTCTGGAAGCAGGGCTATTTCTTCCGCATTAGCAATTTCCAAGTCTTGTATGGAAGTAATTAATTTTTGTCTTTGAATATTTAACTGTTCTTCAACTGCCGCAGCTTCATCAGATGTAATATCTTGAGTTTCGTTTCCGTCATTGCGGCTATTCAAGTACGCCAGCCTTGACCTGTTCTGTCTGTATGCACTTTGTAATTTTTTAAGTTCTGTATTAGCTTCTGAATTTGTTGCGGCAAAATCAATCTGCGCATTTGTTAATATTCTAGTCTCATCGGCATTCGCTTTAGTTTCATAAGCTGCTCTTACTAAAGCTAAAAACTGTTCTTTTGAACCCAGTATTAAGTTATTTAATTCTGGAGGAACGCCAACAAGTCCTTCTGTAAATTTTGACCAAACTGAACCAAAAACATTATCAATTTTTACTGTACCATCTTTTAAAGCTTTCTCGTTAGTTTTAAGCGCATTTGCATATCCATCAATTAAGCCTTGTAATTTGCTGGTATCTAAATTGCCTAAAAAGTCTTGAACCTGTTGAGTTCCTCCAAGCACAGATTCTTTAGCCCCAGCGCCTAAATTTTTTCTTAAATCAAGCGCGATCTGCGCCACAGTTTTATTGTATTCCGCTTCTGCTTTTTCTTTATCTAAGGCTGCTTTTTGGGATATTGTATAAGATTCTGTTCTAAACTGCTTCTCTCTTTCTAGTGCAGCAACCAATGCTTCAATTCTTAAAGACTCATCATTATAATTCTTGTTTATTTTTAACTGTGTTTGAAAAATAGACTCAAGCGCTTTTTGTCTAGACAAAAGTAACTCATTGTCCCTAGTCAAAAGCGCCTGTTGGGCTTTATCTAAGACTTGACCTTCTTGTCTAATTGAAAGTCTTTGTTTTTCATTTTTAATTTGATCATTTAAAAGATTAATGACATTTTCTTGCAATAAATTTTCATTTACTGCTGTAAGCTCAGCACCAGGTTGAACCCCTCCCATAAAATCTTGACTAGCTAATCCTTTTTCAGTTGTCTTTGTGATCACCCCTGCAAAAATTTTATTAATTGCTTCCGTATCAACTCCAGTGATTTTACCCTCTTTATCTCTTGTTATATTTCCAGTAGCAGACAGAATAGCGCTTATTTGACTTATCAAGTTCTTAGAAATATCTGGAAATCCAACAGATTGTGTACTAGTTATTGCTTTTTCTACAAGATCTGAAACTTTTACCGCCTCTTCTTTTTGTATGCTTTCAGCACGACCTTCTGTTAATTTTGCTAAAATATTTTCTGCCGTGAGTTTTTGACCAGTTCTTTCAGCCTCTCTAGCTAACTTTGTTAAACCTTCGCTAGCCTTTTCAGCTGGAGTTTTTTGAGCTTCAAAAATTCTACTAATCAAAGGAGCGGCGGAAGCTAATGCAGTAAGTGAACCAAGTAATATTCTAAGTGGCAAATTAACACTTGTAGCTAAAGATGCAAATGTCGCAAGTCCAGAAAGACCAGCGTTCACACCCTCTATGGCATTTGCCGCAGTACTATTTTGTTCCGTAAATGCCTGAAGCGCTGAAGTAGCGCCGACTATTGCGGTTTGAAGAACAAGGAATTTGCCAATATCAATTTTTTTTGCGTCATCATTTGCTTCTTGTTTCTGACCTCCTTGTTTTTGAGTTTGAACCCCGTAATCAAAATCTTCACCACCTGTGTACCGCTCTGCACTTATTGGATTTGGAGACTTGCCTAAAATTTGTTTAATTTGTTTTGTACTAAGATCTGCAAAATTTGGCACAAACCCCCTACTAGCCATTGCGGCACGCATTCCTCTTTCTCTAAAATCATTTGGAATCTTACCGTTTGGCTCGTCTCTAGTATTGATGACGGCAAGACCATTTGGGTTCTTGGGGTTCTTTAGTCTGCCGTCCTGCGTCACGCGCACGCGCGCGGCAGGCACGCCCGCACCCATCTCTCTACTAATAGCTTCTTTCAGCGGCTCATTTTCGGCAAAGTTTGGAATATATCCTCGCGCCGCAGATCCGAAATCAACCAAAGATCTGATAGAATCTCTGCCACCTTGTTTTTGCGCTATTTCCGACAATTTTTTCGCAACTATTGGATCTAAACGTTTTACGTAGCCTAAATCCCCCATCTCCAAAGCATCTAAATTAAACAGCATTCCAAAACTTCTGCCCATTCCTGCGACAATTTTTTCCTTGTTCTGATTAAGATAGTCCTTGTCCTCTTGAGTTATTGGAAGCTTTGTTGTTGCAGTCTTCTGTGTTGTCGTTTTTGGGTTCTTTGATGAACTTGCTTTTGTAAGTTGAGAAAGTTTTAACGATGCTGCATCTTTTTCTCCTTGTGGAGCCGCAGGGTCTGAGATGATTCTTCTCATCGCGTCGATTGCATTTTGAGAAGCAAAATTTGGAATGAAGCCAAAAGAGGCGCGATTTCTTAAATTTGCATTTATGCCGCGAGATCCAAGAGCCATCAAGTTCTCTTCTTCGTCATCAACGATAGATCTGCCAGTCCTCTCAGCGAATAACGCTTTTCTTTCTGGAGCGTAAAGTTTTCTCGGACCTCTTTTGCCTTGAGCCCTGCGATTTTCGAACATTGATCCAAGAGGAAATACTTTTTCAACGTTGAGCCCGAGATTCTGGGCTGCATTTTTAATTGGATCTTTAAACGCAATTGGTCTAGCGGTTGCAATATCAAACTTTTCTTTTGAAGCGGCAAGCTCTTTGCCTACAGGAAGAAGATCCTTCTTTTCGAGTTTTTGGATCGACTGAATATATTCTTCGGGCTTTCCTGAGATTTTTGGAATAATTGTGCCATCCCAGTCATACATTTCAGAAAGCTTTTCAGCATAATTTGGTATATAACCCATCGCTGAGGCTTTTTTGTATGCTGTATTTTTTATTATTTGATCGGCAAATTTTCCTTTTGTCGCCTCGCTTATTTTATAATCTGCAAATTTTTCTGAAGTTGTTATTCCAAATAACTGTCTTAGGTCTGGAGTTAAAGAAGTTACGTCAAACGTAATATTTTGATCGTTAGACGCTTTTTTATTTTGTTTTGGATTTGCAACTTTTTGAATTGCAACTTCAAACACAGATCCCGCAACGGCAGACAAAGAGCCCTTAGCTCCTTCAGTGGGCTTATACAGTTCATAAAAAGCTTTTCCATTTATTTTCTCTGACAAAGGATCGAATGCATTTACTATTTCTGCGCCCGTTTTTGATATAGCATCTTTAACAATATCAAAAACTTTTGGAACATTATTTATTTTTCTATTTTTTAAACCTTTTTCAGACAAACCATAAGCTCTAAATTTTACTCGATCAGCAGTTTTTCTAGACTTTTCTTCGGTTGGCACAACACCTAAATTCAAAGACTGCTTGTTGACTTTTTGCGCATCTTCTTCTGACGGAAGAAGCATTGTAGCTTGGCCTAGACCGCTTACTGTTTTTTCTTTTTTGGCGAAATTTGGTATATAACCAGCCGCTGCATTTTGTATAGCAACTTTGTTTGTTGACGAGTAAAGATTATTTGCGGCTATTTGATCAGCAAAAGCTCTTCCTGTACTTTTTGGATTTCCTTCGATTTTACTATCGGCATCTGTTTCTCCTCTATTTACTCCGAAAAGTCTTTTGATAATATCAGTTACCTTAAAGTCTAATTTACCAGAACCAAGCTCTGCCTGTTGGGCTTTTAATAAGTCTTTATTAATTTCTCCTTGAACGCCTGTTCTAATAGCTGTTTCAAAAATACCACCTCCAAGCGAAGAAAACCCAGACACCGCTCCTTTGGAAGCAAGAAAAGCCTTTCTGACATCTGCGTCAGAGATCTGAATGCCGGTAGCTGGACCCCCTAAAGACTTTGAATACTCTCCCGCATATTCATAAGAATATTTTTTAGCAATATCTAATCCAAATGCCTGCACATCAGCCTCAATATTAGTTAGATCGCCGCTCTTTTTTAAGCCCTCTGCTTTAAACGCTTCTTGATTCAATCCGTATGTATGGTATTTTACATAATCAACACCGAGTTTTTTGCCTTTATCTTTAGTTTGAAATCCAAAACTTAAAGGCTTATTCAAATAAGCTTCCATTATTCGCTCATTTTTTTTATCTGGCACAAGCATTGCGGAGCGGCCTCTGGCATCTGCAATTGTTATTGAATCACTTTGTTCTGTTTGAGGTTCTGAAGCTTGAACTTGTGCTTTTTGAGCAAAATTTGGAATATAACCATTCGCGGCATTTTTTACAATTCCAAAATTTCTGGCTTTTGTTTTTACTTTTTCAATAAAATCAAATTGATTTAGTGGCGCATACTTTGTGCCCGCGATCTGCTTCTGTGATCTCAAATCTCCTTCTCCAGCGCCCTTTTCTTCTCTGCCGCTTCTTCTGGCAATAATTTCCATATTGCCAGCATATAGATATGAGACCTTACCGCCACTTACATTTACTGCGCTGATAATTGATTCAAGATTAGCTGAAATTCCTCCATCTTTCGTTCTAGCGGCACCAGAAAGAATATCAATCTCTGTTGCCTTATCAGCATCTTCCGGTTTCGTAATAAATGTGCCGCCTGCTGCGGCAAAAGTTGTTTTGCCTGTGCCTGCTGGGCCTAAAATTAAATTCTTTTTAACCTTAGATGCTAAAATTTTCTTCAGCAGTGCATTTTTATCTGCTGGAAGTCTATCTGAATCATAAATATATTTGCCATCTGCAAAATTAGGAACATAACCGCTCGCGGCATTTATCTTTTTAGCATTCTCTGGCATCCCATACTTGCGAACCATATCTTTATTAAAGATAGCAGTTCCATAT